AGGCTAAGTCTCTTATTGAGAGTGCTAAAGAATGGAAAGAGTAATCACAGATAAAGATAAAAAAGGCTATGGCTATGGCTCTGGCGATGGCTCTGGCGATGGCTCTGGCTATGGCTATGGCTATGGCGATGGCTATGGCTCTGGCGATGGCTCTGGCTATGGCGATGGCTATGGCTCTGGCGATGGCTCTGGCGATGGCTCTGGCGATGGCTCTGGCGATGGCTAGTATGTAAATTAACGCGGTGTAAAGGCCGCAAACTTTAAACTTGCAAATAAGGAATAACATAGTACAATAGTAATTGCAGTGTGGAAGCTGTGTATAGATATAGTAATTAGGGTTTATAAGTTCAGGTCTTAGCATTCGTGGGAAACTTCCACTTATGCTATATCTACCCCGAGTTGCTAGGGTTTGAATTTATAAGCCCTTTTTTGTGTCTGGTTGATTAGTAACCGTAAAATAGTTTAACAGCACGTCCGTTGGCTAATCTAAAGCTACCCAGACACAATCCCTTTCAAAGCTTCTATAGTCTGTATAAGTGAAGTGAGTTGGTGTATAGGTGATCTAGTCAATTATCTATATGAATATAATTTCTAGTCAATTTTATATTTCTATGCGGTTTGTTGAAACCCAGCTCATTTCACTATACAGATTAATACTGCCAAGTTAATTGGTATCTTGTAAAAATCCCTAATGTTTAGCTAATAACAATAAAAATAGCAATTTAGTTACAACTTAATATAAATTGACGTTTAGATACGCGGATATACAGCTGTTTTGTGCATGGTTTATGGTGTGGACTACCAACAAGGATTGTGAAAAGTTAGGCTGATACTAATTTATATTGTTTTACCAGTAATGGCGCATAAAGATAGTTAAGTATATATTGAGATAAAGACATCTCATCCATGCACTAACGTATCTAATGACTGCTATATTTTAAATTTAACAAAGGAGATATAAACATGAAAGGTTATGCAAAAGGTTATTTGTCAGATAAAACAAAGAGTGAGTTACAGTCAATTGTAGATAAGGCTGATAATTTTATTTCTTTATCATATAAAAATGACTACGCTATCAAAACAAAAGAGAGATACATGATTTTCTTTGAAAAGGAACGTGTTACTTATGATATTTCAATGGCGGAAGATGATGCAATTAATAATCATTGCAAAATAAATATGTTTTATAGCGACTCGTATTTGTTTTTTGAGGTTATGCCAGAAGTTAACAAGTACAGGAAAATATTAACACTAGCAAGTGCAGAGGTTTTTTATCTTGACGATGAATTGCAGGAAGTTTTAAATGATTATTTAGAGCCACAGGTATGAACAGATTACAACAAGCACGTATAGCACTAAACAATCATTACCCTACACAATTAAGGTATTACTGGTTTAAGGGCTTACGTATAGATTCAATAATGTTTTACAGAGGGTTATAAGATGGCTTGGCATGGCGAAGGAATGACACCACCAAAAGATAAGCGCATGGATATGACTCAGGAAAACTTTAACAGAATTATATCTATGCGCGATGAAATTATATTCGACCAAAAAGGAGAGATAGCGGCATTGAAAAACACAGTTAATAGATTAGAGTTAAAGTTACAAAGTAAAAAGAATATTATTAGAAATATTTCTGATAAAACCAATCACAAATAGAGAGGGTTATAGGATGAAAGAGCAATATTTAAAATATGACGTAGTAACTGGAAATGTAACTGACAATAAAGGGAGTTTAGTTGTATGTATGGCTGGATTTATTCCTATTGATATTGAACAGTATGAAGTATCAACAAGTGTAGATGATATGATCAAGTTAAAAAATTCTGGCTTTACAGCAGAGGAAGTCATAGCAATAAAGAAAGCCAACCTTTAAACAACAAAAGAGAGTAAAGAGCATGAGTATAAATAAAGTAATTCTTCTGGGAAATATCGGTCAAGATCCAGAAGTAAGATTCAGTCAGTCAGGTACAGCATTTGCAAATTTAACTTTAGCCACTAGCGAGAAGTGGAAGGATAAGCAAACGGGTGAGCAGAAAGAAAAGACAGAGTGGTCTAAATTAGTTTTTAGTGGTCGTTTGGCGGAGGTTGTTGGCGAGTACGTTAAGAAAGGCTCTAAGTTGTACGTTGAGGGTAAGCTAGAAACGCGTAAATGGCAAAACAAAGAAGGTGTTGATCAATACAGCACTGAAATAAAAGTATTCCAGATGGAAATGCTAGATAGTAAGCCAAGCAACCAGCCAAGCCAAACACAGGCGCGACCACAACAAGGATTCCAACAGCAGGGTTTTCAGCAGAATAACCAACAGGGATTTAATCAGCAGGACAAAGCACAACAACCTAATCAACAAGGTTATTATAACCAACAACAATAGATAATAAAAAAGCGCCTTAATTGGCGCTTATCTTTTTAGTAAATTATATAACAACTCAACAATTTTATTCATAATCTAAATAATCTTGCTCAACCTTTGCTAGTTCCTTTAAATCTTCTATCGCATGTCTAGCATCATTTTGTCGCTCTATATAATCATCTTGAGCTTTTTTAGTTGCGCTTTTAATCATACACTCGCGTTTAATAGTTTCTTGTAATTTTTTATTTATAACATCAGTCATGGTTAAACTCCTAAGTTAGTTAAAATAAACTCTACTGTACTAGCTAGAAGAAATAAACCAAGTGCTATGGCTGCGTATTTGTTTCCGTCATTATCTTTATTCATTATTTACACTCCTTTTTAAATGATTGCTCAACCAGTTCCGCAACAATATCTTGCTTAGTTCTATTTAATGCGTTTTCATTTTTGCGCTTACTTGATAGAGCTGTTAATTGTTCGCTAGTTTTCTTGTTTACTTTAATATTAATACTCATAAATACACCTAATTAGTTAAATCTAAATAAACAGTAAGTCATTACACAATAATAGTCAACCTAAAAATAACACTGAAATTAACCGTTAAAAGGTTTGACAATCTAAATCAGTGTGCTAAATTAGATACATCAACAACAAACAAGGTTTACGCAAATGCAATATTGTCATATAGAGAATCAAATAGCAGAACACTGTAACGAAGGAGAAAGCTTTTGTCCTGAGTGCGTAGGTAATATGTACATAGAGCTAGGCGAAACTGATTTAGTTTGCTCAGAGTGTGAATATACAATTGATACAGTAGAGGATTAAACTGATGGATTTAAAAGGTGAAATGCATGAGTTATTACGCATAGCAGAAAAAACAGTGCTACAACAGTTTAGCTTGCTTATAACGGTAAATGAATTAACTACAATTCATCAAGTTCAAGGGTTGTTGCATAACATTATTGTAGGTGATGAAAGCTTGGAGGTAGAAGAAAATGATTGAACTATTTGGATGTAAAGGTTGTTACGGTGATTTTTTAGAGTGGGATATTTCAAGCGATGGTTACTGCGAAGCGTGCCAATATCAACATGAGGCTAATCAAGATAATTTAACGGGTGGCGAAGATGAATAAATCAGAATCAATTAAAGAATTGTTGAAAGCTGTGTCAGTGTTTCAGGGTGAGTTAGAGAATGTTGAAAAAGGAAAAGAGGGTCATGGCTATAAGTACGCTACGCTTGGTGCATGTATTGATGCTGCGAAACCTATTTTAGCAAAAAATGGATTAAGCGTTATCCAGTTTCTAGGTAGTGATGATAATAGCAACACCACTATTGAAACTATTTTAGGTCACTCTAGCGGTGAGTATATGACAGAATCTTGTATTATTCCTATCGCTAAGTTAGCCGGAGGTGGTGCTAATAATCCGGCTCAGGTTCTTGGTGCTAGTGTGACGTATTTTAGGCGTTATCAATATGCGGCTGTGCTAGGGTTGGCGCAAGAAGATGATGATGCAGGTAGCGCAACAAAAGGTACGGCACAGCACAACGAGACTGATTGGTACAATTCATTCGAGATTGACAAACAAAGCATGATTGACGCCTTATCTAATGGTGAAACAAACGACAGCATAATTAAATCACTGCAAGGATCAGGTTATGCGATAAATAAAAAAGTTAGGCAGCAAATAATGGAGTTAAAAGCATAATGGAAATTTTCATAGACATAGAAACACTACGCGCACCAGAAAGTGTAAGGCTTGAAATATTAAAAGATACTAAAGATAATTTCAAAGCACCAACTGGATTAACTAAAGCTCAAGCTGCTAAAGATTTAGGTTTAACTGATGGTAAAGAAATTAAATTTACTAGTGCGCCTGATATGATTGCACGATGGGAGGATAGATTCAAAGAAGAAAAAGCGGTTGAAGTTGCTCATACTAAGTGGGAGAAAACAAGCTTCGATCCAACTGTTACGCCAATAGCTTGTATTTGTATCGGTTACTTTGATTCTGGTGAATACAAGAAAATAGAATTCACTAATGATCACATAACAACAGAGCGCAACATGCTAGATGATTTTCATTTTACTGTTAATGAGATATGCTCAAAGAATGGAGCGCAAATAACTAAGCCAATGTTTATCGGTCACTACATAAACAAGTTTGATTTACCTTTTATCTGGAAACGCTCAATGATTAATGGCGTTACGCCATGTAAAGGTGTTAAGTGGATTGATGCGAAACATGGTTATAATTGCTATGATACTATGCAAGCATGGGCTGGTTACGGTAATTCAATCAGTATGGACAGATTAGCGGAGGTTTTGAAATTACAAAGAAAAACAGAAGGCATGGACGGCTCAAGGGTTTATGATACCTGGCAAGAAGATCCTCAAAAAGTTATAGATTACTGTCACGATGATGTTGAGATGGTAAAACAAATACATGAAAGGCTAACAAAATGAAATTAAGTTTAGTAACACATAGTACAAACCTATGCACTATCGGTAAGTTAGGTTATGACAATGAATTAATATGTCACACAATTGAAAGGGGTTGATATGTTTAAATTAAGTGATAGGTCAAAAGAAAGATTAAACGGTGTCGATGAAAGAATACATGAAATAATCGAACTAGCACTGACATTAACAAAGGTTGATTTTGGAATACCTAGTGATGGAGGGTTACGGTCAAAAGAAAGACAAAAAGAGTTATTTGACCAAAAGGTATCTAAGTGCGATGGGTACAAAAACAGAAGCTACCATCAAACAGGCAAAGCTTTCGATATTTATGCCTATGTTAATGGTAAAGCATCATGGGGTAGTGATGATATAACTAATGTTGCTGCGGCAATACTTCAAGCTGCTAGCGTGCTAGGTTATAAATTAGAATGGGGCGGTCTATGGATTAATTTTGTTGATATGCCTCACTTTCAATTAAGTTCATGATATAATTATTTTGTGCCTACCTTTAGCGGGGGAATATCTGACCTTAGAACAGACTGGCACAAAACTTCAATTCTAAGCAATTACACTAAGGTAATTATTATGTTTATAGAAATTCCAGCAAACAAAAGATCAATAAGCAAAAGGAAGCCAGTGTTCGGTGTTGGAATAAACGATGCTGACTATATTGTTTGCCCATTAATTAATGGAAAGCAAGCTCCCTGTCCGTTTTATAAAAGATGGCACTGCATGATAAAAAGATGTTACTCTGTTAATTATCAAGAATCCTCTCCAACGTACAAAGAGTGTACTGTTTGTGATGAATGGCTAACCTTTTCTAACTTCAAAAGGTGGATGAAAAGGCAGGAGTGGGAAGGTCTGGAGCTTGACAAGGACATATTACAACAAGGAAATAAGGTTTACAGTCCAGAAATGTGCATATTTGTAACTGGTAAGATAAACTCTCTACTCATCAGTCAAGATGGTGATCACAAATCGCCAGCACAAGGAGTTAGCTTGCATGAGAGGTATGGAAAGTATCACGCGCGATGTAGGAAAAATGGATCAAGGGTTAGTCTTGGGTATTTCGACACAAAGGAAGAGGCAAGTGCAGCATACAAGAGTTTTAAGTATAAGTTGATATTAGATATAGCGTTACTACAGTCAGAGCCATTAAGGTCAGCGCTGATTAAGTATAAAATAAAAGACCGCGCAGATACTAAGGATTATTATGTTAAGTAAAGTATTAGGCTTTTTTAGTGGTGGCGCTATGAAGTCAATTGAAAATATAGCCTCTGAATGGATAGAAACCGACATGGAAAGCGCAGAAGCTAAAGCGCTAATGGTTAAAACTTTAGACCCAAACGGCAAAATGAGGCGCGATCAATCTAACAATGTTGGCGGTATGTATAAGTTTTATTTAATATCTACAGCATTAATGATCTTTATTGAGCTAGTGTATTCAATGTATGTTGGTGACACACTAACAAAAGATGATTATGTTTTGGTGGCGCTAAGCAATGCAACAGATAAAATGACAAGCCTGTTTGTTCCGATAACCACGCTATACGGGATAATTGTCACAGCATCATTTGGTGTTAACTACGCAAACACTAAACAGAATAAGTAAATAGTGATATAATAAATCCGATCAATAGTGATTTAATTAAAAGGGTAAGTTATGCCAGACGGTAAAGAAAAACCAGTTAAGCCACCAGTAAACCCACCTAAGTAATTGGCTGGTAACATGTATCAACCACACTTGTTAGCTATGAACATGTCATGCTTTTTAATGGTGTGGTTTTTTATTTTGCTTTTATTTGGAAGTAGCAGAACAAAAGTGAGCGCATTTATTTTGTTTGTTGCTTGGTGTTTTTATTCTATAACATCAATAACAGGTATGTTTGACCGGTTAGATTATTTAGCTAGCAAGCGCGTACTAATATTAATTGATGGATTAACAGCACTAATATTGACCATGTTTTTGATATTCGATAAATCAGCATGGAAGTATTCGCTTATACTTGCTTTTGCTGTGCTTTGCCATACTATGATAATATATGATTTAACAATAGCTTCGTCATGGTTTACTTTGTTTTTTTACAGTTACTATGATGAATTGATTATAACCGTTGGACTACTGCAAATGGGCGTTTCTTATAATGGATTTATTGAATCACTTGGCAGAGTACAGAAGCTGCTATCTAGGACTATTTTTTATAGCAACAGTTCTTGTAAGGGTCTATCTACACAAGAAAAGAGAGATAGCAAGGCATGAAGCAAGAAACAATAAAACATTTAGCGGATGGAGCAACAATATCAGCCGTAAGTTCAGGCGCAAGTAGTTACTTTGGCTGGTTCACTTTCATCAATGAAAACGCTGCTGGAATTGGCGTAATATTGTCGTTTTTGTTCGGTGTTACTGCTTCAGTTTTTTATTGTTTAACTTGGCGAAAGGCAACGCTAGCCAATGAAAACAAAAAAGAAATAGTTTCACAAGGTGCAAAGCTTGATTTACATATAGATGAAACTAGGGAAGAGTTCAGAACTATAAACAACGGTGTTCAATCTATTTTAAGAAAAATAAGCTAATGCTTAGTGATAAGCTGGCAACAATAACGGCGCTGATAACAATATCAGGATTTCTTTACGCTGGATATTCACAGCTTGCAACAAAATCAGATTTACAAAGATCTATCACTATAAATAACTTTAAGTGGTCAGAATCAAATATAAAAATAAACGATTTACAACTTGATAGCTTAGACAGAATAAAACTAGAAAGAGAGCTTACAACTAGTGAAAATCGACATTATGAGTCAATAGTAAGCTCAACTAAAAGAATAGTAAAAGCACAAGAGGCGATTTTAAATGCTGAAAATATTATTGATTAGCATTTTGTCATTTAGTTTAAGCGCGTCATTACCGTTTCAATTTATAAATGCAAAAAATGGCCTATACGTAAAAAACAACACTAATAGGTATATATACTGCTTTATAGGTCAGTATGAATTTAAAGTAAAGCCGCTTTCAAACAGTCGAATATATCCAAACAATAAACAACGTGGTTGTAAATAATGCCTTGTCAAATATTAGTAGCAAACTTATGCGCAGTACCTAAAGCTGAGTGGATATCACTAGTAGATGGTGAGCATCAGTGGGCTAAAAACGAAACTATGCAAGCGTGGGTTACTTCTGGGGAAGATGTGGATGATTGGCCTAGGACGTTTTCATTAGTGGTTATCTCTGACAGATCACTAGAAGAAATGGAGTGGTTTAGAGGGAAGTTAGTAGTTGATATTGATGGAACACTAACGGCAACAGATAATAAATATCACTTCACACAACCAGATCCGGAATCTGAATTCTTTCAGTCACTATACTTTAACGGTGAAGTTACTGTTACTTTTGCAGAGTTAGAGCATTTCATAGTTGAGCGCACATAATGGCTACGGTAATAACAAAAACAGTTAAACCTAGTGGCGGAGATTATACTTTACTATCAACAGCCGTAGCAGCAATAACAGCAAACCTAGTAGCGGCAGATGAGCAGTGGAGAATTATTGTAAGTAAGTTTTCTGGCGGCTTGGCTGATAGTGTGACCATGCCTGCCATAACACAAGACGCAACAAGGTATGTGGATATAAAAGCAGCTACAGGTGATGAATATGACCACGTAACCGATGCAGGGATTTACCTTACGGCATCAGTAGGTTTTGCTGGTGTTTTCGTTAACTCATCAAGCTTTACTAGGTTATCAGGTATAGGATTTAAAAACACTAGAACACTAGGTTCTGGCAGGGGTGTAGATTGGTTCGGCAATGATTGTACAATATCAAATGTTTACGCAACTACAGCATCTACATCAGGCGCAATTTTGTTTTTTATGAATAACGCCAACAATCTAAATATAAGCGAGTGTTTATCATATTTAGGAACTACAGGGTTTGACTTTGGTAACAATAACATCCGTACAGCAAACAAACTAACATCAGTTGACGCTAGTGCGGTAGGTATAGATACAGGTACAGCAGATACCACCATAACCAATTCACTATCTATAGGTAGTCCAGATCCTTGGCTCGGTACATTTAACGCAGCCTCAGACTATAACGCTAGTGACGGAACAGATGCACCAGACAACGGCAACTCATTACAGAATAGAACTACCGCAGACTTAGCGAACTATGCAGGCGGTGATTTCAGAACTGCATCAGGTAGCGCGTTGGCTACTGCTGGTAGCGTTGATTTTATTGGTTACGCCTTAGAAAGTAGTGGCTCAGCAATTGAAGTAACACCAAGCTCAATAAACAGCGTTAGCACATCAAGCAACCCAGCAATAGCTTTTAACTCTGTAGTAAATATATCACCATTAAGTATTGATAGCTCAAGCGCTGCATTAAATCCTATAGTCACATTTGAAAGTATTTTAAATGTTTCGCCTAACTCTATTGATTCGGGTTCAACAAGTAACGACCCGTTAATATCATTTAGTAGCGTATTAAACGTCACGCCTCAAGTAATAGATTCAGATTCATCGTCTAGCAATCCAAGTATACAATTTGCAAGTGTATTAAATTTAGCACCAAATGTTATTGATAGTTCATCGTTAAGTTTAGATCCAGTAATTAGCTTTACTAGTTCGTTATCAATATCACCTAACGCAATAGACAGTCAAAGCGATTCAGTAAATCCACTGATAGAATTTAAATCAATTGTAAATATTTCGCCAAACTCTATTGATAGTTTATCAGCATCAAACAACCCATTTATATCATCAGGACAAGTGCAAACTATTGGCAATGTAACGGTTGGTTTTAAAGATAGCGGTATTAGTGTAAAATATGAAAATGATTCAATCAGCGTAGGCTACAAACCAAGCGCTATAACGGTTAATTTTAAATAAGGGCTTAACATGGCTTTATCAGACAGTAAGAAAACAAGTGAGTATGATTATCAAGCAGGGTTAGGCGCTTATAATAATTCAACAGATGTGTTTAAGTGGGTTATGTTGACAGATAGTTACACAGTAATTGATGCTACTGCCGCAGCAATTGGTATTGCAAGTTACACTAAAGTTGCTAGTGCAGGAAATTACGTACAGGACACAACGCTAGCATCTAAAACATGGGTTAAGTCAGGCGCAGTATCTACATTAGATTATGCTGACTTTAGCTTTGCCGCTGATGGCGCAAACCCAATTACAGGCAAGACTATTGCTGTATATAACGACACACACGCAAGTAAACATGTATTTAAGTTTATTGATATAACTGCCGATGGCGGCACAACTGCTGCTGATACTACGCTAGGGTTAAACTTTACTGTTAACGCTAGTGGTGCAGGAACTATTACAACAAGTTAGTAAAAAATAAAACCTAGTTAAATCAATTGCTAGGTTAACTTGTCTCAGTACAGATATAAAACGTTTACAGTGTAGGCGTTAATCATTTATAGCGGAGTTATATAATGACGAAAGTAAAGATATATAGTAACGGTGGAAGGCCAGAGCTTCACACACCTGAATCATTGAAAGAAGCTATACAAGCATACTTCGATAACCCACCAGTAAGAATACATGACGACAAAGAATTGCCTTTTATTTCTATTACAGGTTTAGTTCTTTCGTGCGGATTTTCATCAAGACAATCATTTTATGACTACGAAAAGAAAGAAGAGTTTTCTTGCATAATAAAAAGGGCAAGGTGTTTAGTTGAGAATGAATACGAGTACATGCTTCAAAAAGCAAACCCTACAGGTGCAATTTTCGCGCTTAAAAATATGAACTGGAAAGACACTCAAGTAGTGCAAAACGAAAACAAAGAGGTTAAAACATTTAGTGATATGTATGGCAACACTGAACCCTAAGCTAAAAGATTTCTGGGTTGATGTTGATGGTAACCTTATCCAAGCTAGAAACAGGGTGTTGCATGGAGGCAGGGCATCCACTAAGTCGTGGGAATTTGCAGGCCGTATATCTCAAATAGCACAAGAGTATAAAACTAGGGTTTTGTGCGTTCGTAGATTTCAGAATAAGATAAAAGAATCAGTCTATACATTAATCAAGGATCAAATAGATAATTTTGGTTTTGATGGCTATAAGAAATTAGCAACAACTATTGAGCATGAAAACGGTAGTGAGTTTGTTTTTTATGGTATAGAGCGAAACATTGATGAGATAAAATCATTTGAAGGTGCTGATGTTTTATGGATCGAAGAGGCGCATAACCTAACTAAAGAGCAATGGGAAATACTAGAGCCAACAATAAGAAAGCAAAACTCTGAAATATGGATAAGCTTTAACGGTAGATTAATAACTGATTTTGTATGGCAGAATTTTATTGTCGATCCGCCTAAAAATTCAATGGTTAGATGGATTAATTATACTGATAATCCGTTTTTATCAGATACGCTCAGAGAGAGCATAAAAGAACTAAAAGAAAAAGATTTTGAGCGTTACGAGCATGTTTATTTAGGTAAACCATTAAGTGATGATGATGCAGTTATAATTAAAAGGTCATGGGTTGAAGCTGCTATTGATTTTCATCTTAAATATGATGGCGAGATGCAAGGTGCTAAAGTGCTTGGTTATGATGTTGCAGACAGTGGAGATGATAAGAACGCTGTTACGATATGTGATGGCGCAATAATAACTGATTGTTATGAGTGGCAAGGCGGAGAGAATGAGCTTAAAAAGTCTGCTGACAGAGTACGCATTGAAGCTATTAAGCATCGCGCTAAGGTTGTTTATGATTCTATTGGTGTTGGCGCTCACACTGGTTCTACTTTGCAAGCAGCTAATTTTAATGATTTTGCAGGCTTTAATGCAGGCGGAAAGGTTATCAAACCATCTCAGAAATATAACGGTGTTAAAAACAAAGAGTATTTTTCAAACATTAAAGCGCAAGCTTGGTGGCTAGTCGCTGACAGATTAAGAAATACGTATGACTACTTGCATAATGGTAATAAAAATTACTCTAGCGATGATTTAATAAGTGTTAGCTCAAAGATAAATAACATCGAGTCGCTAATGACAGAGTTAACAACACCAAGGCGTGATTTTGATAAAGCAGGCCGCGTAAAAGTTGAAAGCAAGGACGACTTAAAGAAAAGAGATGTTAAGTCACCTAATAAGGCTGATTCTTTTATAATGGCGCTTAGTGTATACTTAGTAAACAGCAATAGAGTGTCAGATTTAGATTTTACAGGATTTTAATAATGCCAATTAACACAAAATACGAAGGCTATGATTTAGCTATAAGTAAATCAACAAGAGTTAGAGATTTTGCAGATGGCGAATTCACTGTAAAAGATAAAGGTGAGGTTTATTTGCCTAAGCTTGGCGGTCAGACTGAATCAGAATATGAATCATACCTAACAAGGGGGTTTATAATTCCTACTGTTGAGCCTACTGCTAATGCTGTTAGCGGCGCTATTATGCGAAAGCCTGCCTTGTTTGATCCTGATTCTAATTTAGATTACATACTAGAAGATATTGATGGAAACAATACAGATTTAACAAAGTTTACCGGGGATATGATAAAAGAATTATTGTATGCTGGCGCAGTTGGTTACTTGGTGGAATTCACTGACAAACCAATAGTTAAACGATACGCAAAAGAATCAATTATAAATATTTCTGATGATTACATTGTTCTTACTCAAACGTATCAAGAGCAAGATAAAAAAGATAAGTATAAACAAAAAACAAAAACAGAATACTTAGAATTGACGTTTAACGAGTCAGGTTATTACATACAGAACTTATGGCGCGAAACTAACGGCAAAAAAGGCTTTTCTATTGTTGAAAGCTTTATGCCTACAAATAGAGGTGAGCCACTATCAGAGATTCCTTTTGTATTAACCAATGAATTAAAGTGTGATCCATTATTGCTTCATCTTGCTAACGTTAATTTAGATCAATATAGAATGAGTACAGATCATAGGCATGGATTACACTGGACTGCATTACCTACCTTGTTTTTATTTGGTGATTTACGCGATGAGTCAGGAAACAAAAAGCAAATTAAAGTAGGTGCTGGTAGTGCTAACCATATCGATGACACAGAAGCTAGAGTTGAGTTGTTAGAATTCACAGGTCAAGGTATAGGATCGTTAAAAGCAGCAATTGATGATAACGTTAAGACAATGGCAAGTATAGGCGCTAAAATGCTAGTAGATGGCTCTAGCGGCGTTAAATCTGCTGAAACATCACGAATTGAAGCATCAAGCGAAACAGCAATACTATCAACGATAGCTAATACCGTTGATAACACTATACAAAGCCTGTTAGAAATTATGGCTGAATGGCAAGGAGTTAGCGCTCCAGAATACGCAATCAATAGAGACTTTATTGATATTAAATTAGAGCCACAAGCATTGTTAGCATACTTACAGGTTTATCAATCAGGCGGTATGAGCCTAATGTCATTCTTAAGCTTATTGGTTAAAGGTGAGTTACTACCCAAGAATGTAACGGCAGAAGATGAAGCTGACTTAATAGATACTACAGGAGTAGATTTTGAAGAAGATCCGCAACTTCCAGTGTAAAGAGACTGGCGTTACATTTGAGCGTTTTGCCAATGACAACCAGTTAAACTGTAAATGTAATTGCGGCAGTATGGCGTTAAAAGTCATATCTGCCGCAAGATATTTCTCAAACTCTACAGGTAAAAGCCCTAGTGCCAACTCCTACTGATATTTATAGCCGTCACGCTCACTTTTTGGAACAATACTATAACGGTGAAGCCGACAAGTTAATGCCTTATTTAAGGCGTATATCCAGAAGCTTACGTCTAGAGTTAACTAAAACTCAAACGGTACACTCACAAGCTAGAATAGAGCGCTTATTATCATTTACAGAAGATTTAGTAAATAATGAATTAACGGGCTTTACTGCTGAACTAACAGAGCAGATAGAAATGTTTGCAGAAAGTGAATCTGAATTTGCAGCATCAACTATTGATTTACAAGATGATTTATTTAATACAAAGATACCATCACCAACTCAATTATATGCAGCAGTCAATGCTAGACCATTTAATAATAAACTATTAAAAGATTACCTGAAAGAATTCAGTACAACGCAGGCTAGGATGGTGAAAGATGCTGTATCAATGGGTTTTTTTGAAGGCAAAACAACACAAGATATCGTACAGGGCATTATAGGTACTAAATCACAGAATTATAAGAACGGAATTTTAAACGTCACACGAACCAGTGGTGAAAGAATGGTTAGGACTGCTTTAGCCCATACATCAGCAGTCGCTAAAAATAAAACGTTTGAAGATAACATTGATATTGTGCCTTTCTATGAGTGGGTATCTACTTTAGACGGCAGAACATCTACAATATGCAGAAGTTTAGATGGTAAAGTATATCGAGTTGGAAAAGGCAGGCTACCACCAGCACACCCAAATTGCCGTAGCACCACAACACCATTATTTGAAGATGAAGTGACGGTAAGTGGTAAAAAACTAATTAAGAAGAAAACAGGCGGTAAACGTGCTAGTAAAGACGGACAGGTAAGTGCAGACTTAAATTACAATGATTGGCTAGCAAAGCAATCAAAGAGTTTTCAGGTTGATGTATTAGGAGATGCTAGAGCGGAGTTATTTCGCAAAGGTGATTTAACAATGGATCAGTTTGTTAATAACAGAGGTCAAACATTAACACTTGACCAGTTAAAAATTAAATACCCAACATCATGGGAAGAAGCAGATTTATAAACGTCACAGTGTGACACCAGCAACCCAGAGGGTTAAATAATGTTAAAATTTAAACTAAGCTCAGAAGATTTCGAAAAGTTAAGCGATGCAGAAAAAACATTCTACGCACAAACTGGTGATGGTTATCAACTACAAGTAGATGGTGCTGTTGATAAGTCAAAGATTGACGAATTCAGAAGTACAAATGTTGACCTACTAAAGCAACAAGAGCAGTTCAAAGGCGTAGACATAGAAAAGTATCGAAAACTAGAAGAGCAAGAGCGCAAACTTCGAGACAAAGAGCTAATAGATAAGGGTGAGTTTGACACGCTGCTAGCTGAAAACACAAGTGTTATGAAATCTGATTATGAAGCCAAGATTAACATCTTAACTAAGCAATTAGATGATAGCTCAGGAAATTACAATTCACTCATCGCTAAACATGAGATTGAAGGCGCAGCAACGAAAGCTTTCGGTGAACACAAGATTAACCCCGATGCTTTTGACTCTGTCATGGCTCAGATTAAATCTAAGTTTAGTATTGATAATGGTCAAGTGGTAGCTAGAGAAGGTGACAATATTTTGACAGGTGCTGACGGTAATTTGACGGTATCTGAATTCGTAGCAAGCCAGCCAGAAATATTTAAAATACAATCTAATGGCGGCAAAGGTAACGGAAACGACAATCACCAACACAGTAACGATGGCACAGCTAAACGGGCTGCATATGCTAAGTTGTTAGGTTAGTTGTATAAAATAGACTACAAGAGTATAATTAGTTTAATGGCTCGGTGATCTATCAACAAACTTATTCAATATAGCGGTGCTATGAAGTGAAAACTCATGGCATTTTTTGTGCCTTGAAATTAACAATTTAAAGGTATAAAAATTATGGCTACTCAAACTTTGAGCGAAGCAAAAAAATTCATCAACAACGAAATTGTTGCTGGTGTAGTAGAAGATATCATTACAACTAACCCTATCTGGCAAGTAATGCCTTGGACTGGTTACGCAGGTCAAGCAATCCTAGTCAACCGTGAAGATACGCTTGGCGATGCACAGCACTTAGCTATCGGTGGCACTATTACTGCTAAAGCTGCAAGTACAGCAATCCAGACACCTTATACAGCAGTTACCACTATTGGTGATGCTGAAATGAACGGCTTAGTACAAGCGCAATCATTATCAGGTGGCGTAGATCAACTAATGGCAGAAGTATCTAGTAAGGCCAAGTCTGTTGGTCGTTTACTGCAAACAGGTATGGCTTCTGGAACAGGCACAAGCCCTGAATTGCATTCTTATCATACATTGTGTGATGCTGGTCAGTATACTGCTGCATCGGCAGGACAAGCGTTATCGTTTGAGTTATTAGATGAATTGCTTGATTTGGTTAAAGCTAAAGATGGCGAAGTTGATTATTTATTAGCTAACGGTGTTCAATTGCGTAAATATCGTGCATTGGTTCGTGCTTTAGGTGGTGTAAACGAGACAATGGCTTTCGATATGGGTAACGGTCGTACACGTAACATTGATGTTTACAATGGCATTCCGATGTTCCAAAACGATTACATCACATCAACTGAAACCGCTAACGGTGCTGCATTAACTACTGGCGCATTAACTTCTATTTACGCTGGTTGTTTTGATGATGGATCAGCAAAAATTGGTCAATCAATGATTCACCCTGATGGAATCCCTGTAGGCGTTCAAGTTGACATGGTTGGTCTTGCTGAGACTAAAGACGAGTCTATTACTCGCGTTAAGTCTTACAGTAACTTTGTAAACTTTAACCGTAAAGGTCTAGCTCGCTTAACTTCATTGCAAGCTTAGTAAGTATTTAGAAAGCATTCTATGAGTGCTTTTTATAATATTTACATGAGGTGTCACAATGAAAGTATCACTTAAAACAAAGAAAAAAGATTGCACTGAATACGGCCTAAAGTTCGATAATAAAGGTGTTTGTGATTGCGACAAAAAATTAGTTCAATCATTGCTTGATGCTGGCGCTGTTGTTGAAGTAAAAACGTCAAGATCAGCTAAAAAATAATGAGCGTATTAACCGTAGATAATTCGTTTAGCGCTGATGGTGTCAGTAAGCTATCAAACGTACCTTTAAGTATTGAATACATGTTCTTTGCTACTGGTGATTTTGGCGGTGGTTGTTTGTCGCTAGAGGCATCACCAGACAACGGTGTTAATTGGTTTACTGTTGATAACCTAACAGCTCCCGGTAGATTGATTAGGTATTTAGTTAGCGGTGAAAAAGTGAGGCTATCACTTGAAAACTCAATACTACCGAGTATTGAAGCTGGTATTCGTCAGTGACTTGCACTAGTACGATTCACGATAAAGAGGGATTACCTTCTGAATTGATAAGCGAACAAGGTAGACTAAAGGTCGAAAATACTGCGGCAACCTCTGCTTTCGGTGAGCTGCAAGTAGCTCAAATGTCTCCAGTATTACAAGTAACAGCACAGTATGGATTAAGAAGCGACGTTGTAACGGCTAATTTAGGGGGCTCAACATCAAGCGTTGATTCTAAGTTTGTGGCTTCTACTGGCGTAGGGATAAGCAACGTATCTGCAATAGTATCATCAAAGCAGGCTACATACAGAGCAGGGCAAGGCTTATTGTCTAGGTTTACTGCGTTATTTACGCAGGGAAAAATAAACAGCACACAACAAGCAGGGTTTATAACATCAGAAAGTTCTTTTGCTTTTGGTTATAACGGGGATGAGTTTGGTCTAGTTCATTCTAGAGATGGCTTTTTAGAGCATCAAGATTTAAAAATAACCACTGGCGCGACAGTTGATGAAAGTGCAATAGTTGTTATTGATGGTAATATTTATGCAGTACCACTTACAGCAGGAACGCCAGAGCACAATGCTTACGAGGTGTCTGAATCGTTAAAAACTCAGGTTTTAGGTTATGATTTTTCATCTGTTGGCGATGGTGTCGAGGTACTAGCACAATTACCTGATTTCGGTGCAGGTGCATTCTCTTTTACTAGTAATACTGCTGTTGGTGTGTTCACAGAAATAGCAAACGGAACGATACCATCTGAAACATGGGTTAAAAAAGCAGACTGGAATGTTAACCCTGATATTGATATAGACCCAACTCTAGGAAATGTATACCAAGTGCAAATACAATACCTTGGCTTTGGCGGTATAAAGTATTACATAGAAAACCAAAAAACAGCTAACTTTGAATTAGTACATGTTATACGCTATGCAAACACAGAAACAAAACCTAGCGTTAAAAACCCGATATTTAGAATTGGATGGGCAGCAAGAAATAAAGGTAACAATACAGATATAGTTACACAGGGCGCATCTGGCGCTATATTTGTCGAGGGAAAAATCGTTCCAGATGGTGACAGGTTTGGCGTAAACCATACGCAATTAAATGTAGGTACTGCACTTACGTCAGTTTTGAGTATACAGAATAGGCTCACTTATTTTCTAACGGCTAATAGAGCAGAGCTTTTAATAAAGAGCATAATACTATCAACTGACACAACTAAAACAGCAGAATTTGTTATAATAATAAACCCTATTGTTGCGACAGGTCAGGCGTTAGAGTTTATATCTCATGGTGACACTAGGCTGGCTGAAACCTCTACAAGTTCTGTTGATGTTAGTGGTACTATTGTGGCTGCATACAATGTAAAAGCTACTTCACTGGTTCAGATTGATATCAACAGCCTGTCAGCAGGAATATTGCCGGGCGATATAGTTTGTGTTGCTGCAAAAGTAAGTAGTGGTTCAGCATCAGAAATGAGTGCATCAATAACAGTACAGGATGATTTATAAATGTCACAAAATTTAGTAATACCAAATAAAGATAATAAAGTTGTGCTGACATTCTCAGGCGTTGATTTGACTTTGGCTACAGACTTAAAGATATTATTCGGTAGTGAGTCATATAGCTTATTGTTAGATCCGACTATCGTTGTTGTTGATAGCGCAACACAATTAAGCTTAGATTTATCTGCAACCAGTGAGGTAGGTAGAATATTTCTAACTGCTACTTATTTTGATGGTGCAAGCACTAACGGAACAGACATAACTAGTCAGGAACTATCAAACCTAGCACAAATTATTGTCGCTGTTGGTTCACAGTTAATTATTGAAGACGGTACTCAAGTTGCAAATTCTAATTCATTCGTTACCGATGCTGAATATAAAGCCTATACTAATTTAAAGGGCTTATCTGTATCAGCAACGCAACCAGAGCGTGAATCTGATTTAATTGCGGCAATGGACTATCTACGCTCAGTTGAATGTAACATGCAAGGCATTAGGTCTAGCTCAACTCAGAGTTTGTTATATCCGCGTGTAGGTGTTTATATGTACGGCTACAACTTATCATCTACAGCCATACCGCAAGAGCTAAAGAATGCTCAATTTGAAGCTGCTGTATATGCTACATCTAACTCACTATTAACTAATTCATCAAATGACAATATCAAGTCAGAGAAAGTTGACGTATTAGAAACTGAATACTTTTCAGGTGGAAGTATGACAACGGTTAATTTACAGCGCGTAAACGCTCAGTTATCTGTGCTATTAAAGCCTACTGATATGCTGGTTAGAGTATGACAGTAAACTACGCTAACAAAGCAGCAAGCGCTAAACGGATGCTTGATAGGTTCGGTTCATTTGGTCACGTTAAATTAAATAGACCAAGCGGAGCAACTGACCCGATAACAGGTGGCACGATAACCACTGAAAGCTTTAGCTTAACTGCTGTAGATTTAGCGGTAGGAAGTGATTTGATTGCAGATGGTTTAGTAGAGTCAACTGATAGAATGGTTATAACATCTAGTGACGTTAAGCCATTAATGAATGATACTGTATTAATTGGATCTACTAACCATAAAATTATCAGCATTATAAATGTTAGTCCTGCTGGTGTTGATGTTATCTATAAAATTATATGCAGGGCTTAATTATGCCTATACATGGGTTAAGCAACGTCAAGAAAGCAGTTAATAACACTAAAAAATCAATAAACAGCGATGTTAGAAAAATATTCTTTATTGGTGTTAGGGAAATAATAAAAGAAACTCCAGTAGATACAGGTAGAGCAAGGAATAACTGGTCTGGAAATGCAGAAGTGTTGCCTAAAGTCGTATTAGGTAAGAGGTTTACGTTGATTAATAACATGCCATATATAAATAAACTTGAATTTGGTGGGTTTCCAGTACCCGGCGGACAAAAAACAACAAACGGATTCAGTACTCAAGCACCTGACGGCTGGGTAAGAAAGGCTATAATTAGAATGCAAAATAAATTAAGGGTGCTTTAATGTCGTATTTAAACACTAAGCAAGCGTTAATACAGCAACTATTGACAGTTGTTAGCAGTTCAGATGTAGCCTTTGAAAATAGATATTTCGACCCAAAAGATAAAGACTTATGGTATGCGGCTTATTTTATGCCTGTAACAACGGAAGGTACTGGTCAGTCATTGTCAAATGCAGAGGAACAGCGAGGGTTTTTACAAGTAAGTATATTTGTGAGGTCTAACAGCGCTGATTATGATAATATACAACTATCAAAGGTTGATTTAATATTGTCTGCTTTTAAAAATACAACAACTGTTTCATTTAGTGATCAAGATGTTGATATTTTAGAATCTACTTTGAATGATGGTGCTATTGATGATCCATGGTTTAAAAGAGATATTACAATTAACTATTTAACATTTTCTAACAGGTAAGGTAAATATTATGGCTAGTTCAGGCGAAATAAACGGCACTCCGTGTATAGTTCAAAATGGTACAGGTGAGATAGTAGGCCAAGGCTCGTTAACTCACACCTATGGTGGAACACTGATTGAGACATCAAACCAGTCTAACGGTGATTCAATTACATACATGGAAGGCGAAAACGCAGGCAAGCAACATATATTTGCTGGTGAATTCACTTATAACAACGATACTCAGTTTAGAAAAGTTCGCGCTGATGTATTTAGTGGCTCAAGTGACACGTACACATTAACATTTGTTAGCGATGCGACTACCGATGAATCGTTTAGCGGTTCATTTTTCCCTACTGGATTAACTGACACTATTGGCATGGGCGTAAAAGTAACGACAGCTTTATCGTTTAACTCTAGTGGCGCAGTAACGCATACGGCAGCGGTAACCTAATGTTTAAGTTATGCTATAAAGAATATGAGCATAAATTATCATTAAAAGCACTAAAGGGATTTAAAAAAGATACTGGTGAAGATTTAATGTTTACCTTGTCTAAAGTGTTAGAGGTTTGGGCTGATAGCGAAGGAATGAATATAAGGGGAAGGATAAACTCTATATATTCAGCTTGTGATTTTGAATTGTCTGCATATGCCTTTTATCACCTTGTCAAAGGATCAGGCAAAGACATTCCATTTTCTGAGATTGAAGATTCTATGTTTAGAGTTGGGATCATGCCAAACAAAGTTGATGATGCTTTTTGCTCGCCTTGGACTTTGGTTTTAGTTGGCCTAGCAACAGAGATTGAGCAAGACTTTCTAGAAGGCATAACTGAAAAAAAGCAGGTTATCGCAGAGTAATAAATAAAAAGCTAGAAAGGTTTGATTTCGACTTTTGGGCTTTCTTTAGACTTTGTGTTAACCATTTAAAAATATCACCTTCGGAGGCTTGGAACTTGGACTACATAGAGATTTCAAACCTTTTAGATTCAAACAAAAGCAAAAATGATACATCTGTAATGCTTAACTTTGAAAGAAAGCTCAACGGGGGTGATTTATCACTACTGAATCATTAGTCGTCGAACTTGATGCAAACACAAGTAAATTAGATGCAGCATTAAAAAAGACTAGCTCAAACCTTGTAAATGTTAGTGATAGCGCAAAAAAAGCAGACAATTCACTAGATGGACTTTCTACGTCAGGCGCGAAGCTATCAAAAACATCTAAAGCAGTAAATAGTAATATAGCTGGTATAGGTCGCGCATCAGGGCAAGCAGGAATACAAGTTCAGCAATTTATAGGGCAAATTCAAGGCGGACAAGGCGCCATGCTTGCATTGTCGCAACAGTCTGCCGATTTAGGTTTCGTTTTAGGTGCTCCATTGCTTGGTGCTGTTGTTGGTATATCTGCATCAATAGCAGGGATGATGCTACCAAACCTATTTAAAGCCACAAAAGGTATTATTGATCTTGATGATTCCATAAGCGTACTAACAAAGAATTTTGACAAGCTAACCAAGGCTCAACAGGCAGTAGCTAGAAATGTATTAACTGAAAAGCTAAAAGAACAGCAGAAGGTTGCATTAGGACTAGCCAAAGAAGTCAATGTTATTCAATCTGAATTAGTCTCGCTACAAAACGCTTCGGAAGGTGCAAATATACTAGAGGGTATATTCGGCGATTCACAGGAAGAGTTAGAGGCTAAGTTAGCCAAAGTTAAAGGCTCTCTAGTTACCGTTAGACTAGAAATGAAAGAGACAACCGAAACCCTTAACGGGCTAGGTGGTAACGCTGAAAAATTCAAAAAATCATCAGAAAGTATAACGGAAGGGCTTACATCTCAGATAATAGCGCTATCAGCAGGTGAAGAGGCTGCTCTAAGGTACAATATAGCGCAAGAGCTAGGATTAAAAGTTGGTGAGGAAATACCAGCAAATATAAGCGCACAAATAGATGCTATATATGCCCTGAGAGATGCAAAAGAAGAGGCTGCGATAGCTGATGCGGAGGCTAGAGAGCTTGAGATAGATGCACTTAAGGGTGAGGCGCAAATACAGGCTATAGCTGACAGGTTTAAAGGTGAGGAAGAGTTACTCACTGAAAAGCTAGAAAGAGAGCTTGAAATAATTGGCAAGAATAACGAATTAAAGCTACAGCTTGAAGATGAATATCTTATGGCCATAGTTGAAATGGACAGAAAGGCAGAAGAAGAAAAAGCAAAAATAAACGAAAAAGCCGCAAAAGATAAAATATCTTTAGATGAAAAGAGGCAAAAAACAGAACAATCACTAGAAAGAAAAAATATAAGTTCGATAATGTCTATAACGTCAGCAATCCTTGGTCATAATGATACGTTAGGAAAGCTTTTGTTTATTGGTAGTCAGGCGTTATCAGCTAGCGAGGTATTTTTTAATACTCAAGTTGCATCAATGAAAGCTATAGCTGAGCTAGGGCCTGTTGCTGGCCCTCCTGTTGCTGCAAGTATTCAGGCAAGCGGCAATTTAAGTATTGCGGCTATTGCGGCTACTACGCTAGGCTCGCTAGCTGGTGGCGGAGGTGGCAGCTCTATATCTAGCGGCGGCGCTTCATCATCTAGTCAGCAACAGCAGTCAGATTTTGCGCCAGAAACATCGACGTTAGATATCACAGAACAAACAGAAGAAGGCATTCAGGAAATGCGATTAGTCATAACAGATGAAAGCGGTAATTTATTTCTTGATGGTATTGCTGGCGGATTAGAAGAAAGAACAAGGCAGGGTCGTTAATGTATATTACAAAGTCAAATGTATTAATAAATAAAACACCTACATCAGTTCAGAATGGTGAGAATTTAAATTTTGACCCTGCAAGCGTGACAGATCCAGACTTTTCAACATTCTATGTCAGTACAGACAATAACAGACTCACTTTTGATTTTGGTGCGGTAAGTAATATAAATTATGTTGCCTATGCAGGATTAAATATAGAGGGCGCAAGGAATTTTACTAGTAGGGTCAGAGTTAGGGATGGATCAACAATAATAGCTACAACCTTTGTTTCTATGAATAACTGCGTACTGGTAACTTTTCCGTCTAGGTCTTTTAGTAATCTTCGTGTTGGAATGCTAAACGAGCTAGGTGAGACTCCCCCCAGGGTGTCATTTATAGCAGCAGGACAGGCATTTAAAGTACCTAACGGTGGTGAAAACTCAGGCTATAATAGGCAGTTTCTTAATAGAAATATAAAAACAAAATCAACATTAAGTGATATAGCCGCCCCGGTGGCAACATTAAAGAAAAAGATTTCCGCTAAAGGTGCCTTAAACTTACCAAATGTAACTAGGTCATTTAGCGAAAGTACGTGGCAAGAGTTTCTGGACTTTAGTTCAAGTAATATTTTTTTTATAAGGGAGCAAGATCCTGTAAACGAATTAGGCGTTGAGCTTGCTTCATCAAACAACAACAGCGCTTATGCGTGCTTTGATTTAGCTAGAAATAAAGTTAGCGCACACAATCAAACAAGGTTATTGAACAACGTTTCCGTATCATTTAAGGTGTTTAACGGGTTATGAGTACATTTGAGCAATCAAGAGGGTTATTCAATCAAACTCACTTTTCAGTGATAGAGATCGACTTACCAGTGGTGGAGGGCGCCTTAACTGGGTTTGGCACTCCAAAATCATCAGGACAGGCAAGTAATGCAACTAGGACTTACAAGTTTACAAATACAGATGCGCCACTTAATATGCCGGAAAGCGGAATATTAAGGATAGTTAAAAAGATATCTGAGACACCAGCTAAGCTAAATGTAGATAAAGGGTTAGCATCTAGGGGTGGTGGTTCGGTAACTATGATAGATGTTACAAATAAAGATCCTAACCCCGATGCTCCAGACGTGACTTCTTCCGTGATTTCTCAAGGCTCTTTCTTGGCTAAGTTAAACTCAAGAAACGAACTCACAAACAAAAACATACGAATTAAAAACTACAGACTTGAAATTGATGGGACTATAGATTTAACTAATGGTGCTGAGACGAGGCACTATATCATAGAGTCAGTAAGCAGTAGTAAAAATGGCGAATGGTCTTTTAAGTTCAAAGACGAACTATCAAAAATAAATATCGGCGACTCTGTGTGGCCTTTACCGCTTGAAGGCTCTTTGCGCACAGCAGTAAACCAGACAACAGTTTCTTGGGATGTAGATGCTAATGTTACATATCAGATAGGTGATACTGTAAGGGTTTCCGATGAATTGTGCAAGGTTATTGGTGTTAGTGGGATAGGCACAGGATCAGCAACGATAACAGTGCAAACAAGAGGCACAAATATTGTTTACACTAATACGTTAACTAGGACTACTAGCGATACTCACGATCCACTAGATGAGGTTTTTGTGTGCGAGGTGTCTGATAATGAACGTATTGATGATTTACTAGAGCGAATACTTTTAGATATAGGTACAGATTCGTCTTTTATACCTAAAGCGAAGTGGACTGCTGAGGTTGATGAGTGGCACCCATCAACAAGAGTAAACACTATATGGATAGAGTCAAAGCCTACGTCAGACGTATTAAAAGAGATACTGACTAACTATATGCTTGATATGTGGTTCGATCCGGTAGATAGAGAAATAAAGCTATCAGCTATAAGCGTATGGAAGGAGTCAAGTATATCTATTACAGAAGGTAACGAGATAGATTTTGAAAGTGTCACTAAAAAAAGAAATGAGACATTAAGATCTACAAGAGCATTAATTGTATACAATAAACCTTACTTAACAAACCCTGATGAGGTTACAAGCTTTAGTAAGTCCTCTATATTTAAAAATACCACGCTAGAATCTGACGACTTGTTTGGCGAGGTTAAAACAAAAAGCTTTGATTTTACAGCGGTGATTGATAAGGATTCCGCAGACCTACTTGTTAATAGATGGGTTAGTAGATTTTCAAACCCTCAAGATTACATCTTTAAGGCGCAAGAAAGAAAGCTTAATTTTAAGGTTGGAGATATTGTTGACATATCTACATTTTCAGACGTTGGTTTTGATGGGTTGCAGTCTGCTGGTGATAGGGTACAGATCACATCAATAAAGCCGAACTATACTAGTTTAGGTCGAGATTACAGTGTTTATGCGTTAAGTTACGACCCTATATTTGCCTCTGGTTCTGAGGTTGTGATTTCTGGTAGTACAACCAATGTAAACTTATATGTACAATACGCTGGCGCTCCTAGTCAACCTGTTACAATTACCTTTGTTTTTGATGGCACTATGTGTGGCGGCAACAACAAAGATATACCAGCTATAAGGGCGGGCGCATTCCCAGTTGGATCAAAGATCATTATAATACTAGCTAATGGCGCTGAGTTAATGGCTAAAGGTGGCAAGGGTGGTAATGGTGGCGGTGCTGAATGGGATCAAGAATCTTCATCATGGCTTTATTTTCCTGCTGTTGGCAATGGTGAGAATGGTGGTGTTGTTTTTGATGCAGAAGGCGTTGATTGTGATATATATTTTTCAGGCGCTACACCGTCAACAGCACACCCTACGGCAGATGGATATATAATTGCACCTAGCGGTGGTGATGGCGGGTTTGACCCTGATGTTATAACTGAAAAAGGCGGTAATAGTGGTAATGGTGGTGACGGAAGGAATATAGGTGAGGCTGGTGTTGCTGGGCAGTTAACAAATGCTAGTCTTAATGTTTTTTCTGGTGAGACTGGTGATAACGGTACGGATTCTTTATTGTCTGGTAATTTTGGTTTAGATGGCGCTAACAACAACGCTAATGGCGGGTTAAAAGGTAAAGGTGTTGTTGATAATGGCGCTACCGTGACATTTTTTGGTGATTCAGCGTCTAGGTATGTAAATGGCGGTGGCGACCATTAAGATGTATAATATTGTTTATTTAAGGGGGCTTTAATGGCTTGCGTTGATTTTGTACAAACCTGCTTTACTGCTGGAGACACTGTTAATATTGATTTTCAGTATTTTGAAGATGACGGAGAAACGCCTATTGATTTAACTGGTGCCGCCGCTAAACTACAACTATTAAGCGCTATAGGTGATATCAGTCAAGTGGATGACTTTAACGGTGGTATAACAAGCCCTCAAAGCGGTCAAGGAACATTTAGCCTAAGTAGTACTGAATCTCAAGCGCTGCTACCGTTGCCGATTACTGGTAATGAAGCTATAGAAAAGTCTTTTATTTCAAAGCTACAGTTCACCTTTGCTGATACTACGGTGAAGACGGTTGCAGGCTTAAATGTAACTTTTGAGCAAAACGGGATTAGATAATGCCTACATTAAAGTTTTATTTAGGTGAAAAGGGCGAGGCTGGCGTTAATGGCATCAACGGCCTTAGTTCTGCTGATGTTAACGGTTTTGATGTCGATCAGCCCTTGTTGGATTCATTTGTTGATAACCAGCTATCAAAAAACGCATATATAACAAGTGATCGTATTGATGCTGTATCTTTTGTTGATAGGTATGGAAATAATGTATGGACTAAAAAATCAGAATCCACAAATTACATAACGCATTATAGAGACTTTAGCGCATGGTCTGATACCTTTGGTAGATGGTCAATAATCGGTGCAACAACAGACCCTTTTGGTGGAAATAAAGCAACAGAGATAAACCTAGACACTGACACGGATGATCTGGCTGGTGTTGGCGAGGTTTTAGAGCTAACTACTACTACACCTCAAATGATTGGTTGCGTATCTTTTTATGTAAAAGTATTAAGTGGAGATGTTAGCTCGTTAGATTTCGGTACTGGCTCAAAAGTTTATAATGTTGATTCGCCTACAGGAGACTATACAAGGGTTGTATACCCTCTTTATTTTGCTAATGGCGCTTTTATTTTTTCAATAAATCCTCGCGGAAAGTCTGGAGCAAGAATAGCCTTGTATGGTGTTCAGATAGAAGACAATCCTACAGTAAAAGATTTAATACAGACATTCGGTTCTGTGAGGACAAAAGCATATACAGACAACCAGATAAGACAGAGTGATAAAGGTGTTTTGATTGAGGATCAAAAAACTAATTTAGTTAGATATAGTAACGATCTTTCAGAGTGGACTGTATTGAACGGTTCGGTTTCGCAATCACCTATACCGGATGTTTTCGGTCATAAGAACCAGTACACTAGCGTTGTATTTAGCTCGCTACAGAATATCAGTGTAACGACATCAACCGATAGCCTTTCGCCCGGTTCTAGTTATACCGTTTCGTTTTGGGCTTATATGACATCAGGTTCACTACAACCAATAACCGTGTCTCTTGGTGGGGGAGCTAGCGTTACATTTCCTACACCATCAGTAATTGGTTTTACTAGGCTATCTGCTGTGTGCGTATCTGGCGCACTGGACAATCTTACGATAAACCTAGAGTCACAAGCATTAAACGCAGGGCTTTTAATATCATCAGTTCAAGTTGAATCTGGCGGACTTACATCATACAAGCAGACAGGCGCTATAGGATTCAGTAACAACAAAGACGATTTCAGTATGGATTATAAGTATAATTTTCCAAAGCCTAGCTTGCCGTGGTCTGTTGTTTTTGGTATTGATGGAAATATCGACAACGATGAAACAAAGACAATATTCAGCAACGGTCTTACTGGTGTTAATGAGTTTTCCTTGACATACAAGAATAGGGATTTAACTATAAATATGGGCGGGAATGAAGTGTCTGCTGACTTATTTGATTATAAAAAGGTCGCACTAACCTATGATGGCGCACAAATAAAATTATATGGTGAAAAGAATTTAATATTGACTTCTACGCTAACAAGTATAAGTATTACATCTAGTAAGGTTTATATAGGCTACAACGGAACAGATAGCGCAATAAACGCTTACTTAAGTAATTTTATGGCGTATAACTCACAACTAACAGAAAATGAAATAATATATTTAATGGGGGTCTAGATGACACTATCAGCAAGCGACACGCCTGTGAAGGTTGAAATATCAGAGAACGGATCCAAAGGGGATGCAGGTACAAATGGTACGGACGGTGTCGGTTTTAATAACGTAAGAAAGGCGCTTGTTGATAATCCGCTATGCTGGCTTTACAAGAAGAACAATCTAGTTAATATTATCAATCAAACATTGGTTGTTGATAGGCCGTCAACAGGTAACTATACAGATATTTATGGCGATGCTCAAATTGAAGTGGCAGACAACCCGATGGAGGAAGCCAAAGGCTGGCTTATAGGTAGTACTGAAACACATACTTTCAATGTATATAACAACATTCCTGACTTAAGTAATGATTTTAGTGTTGTTATTAGGGTTGGTTCTTATAGTGAGGCTGCATCACAGCAAAACATTATAGCTATACCTTCGACCTCTGGCGACCTGCTGAGTGTAGGAACTAACGCTAGTGGCGAGTGGATATCTACAATCAAAGGCAGTGACTTAATACAATACGTAGCATCAACAACGATTAATGCCACATCAGCAGCAACCAAGGTCATAGTATTAACTTATTCGTCGGGGGTTTTGAATATCAATATAAACAACTCTCTATCTGGCACTACGACGCTACCAACCGCTATTACGGCTAGCATGGATTTATTATCAGTTGTTACTTTGTCTGGTAATTTCACATTAAACATTCAAGGCTTGAGGTTTTATGATTTTGTACTCAACGCCGATGAAATAACATATATAAACGATTAGGGGTAGATTATGAGTAGGGATTTTGGTACGTGCGGCAGTATAACAGTTTCAGGCGGGCTTCCTAAGTTAGCCGCAAACTTGTCTTGGCCTTCAACTCCGGGGAACGGGCTGGATTATGAGGATATTAGCGAAACATTTACAGCGGGCGTGCTGTCTGAAATACTAAATAGGGATGGCAGATTCTCTTTAAGTCACTTGGTGATTAAAAACCAAATAGCAGAGACAACAACTATCGTCTTAACTATAGATGGCGAAGTGGTAATGAATGACATTGATTTCACATCATTCACTACCACTCAATTGATTGGCAGTAGCTCAACTATCGACAAGCTAAACACGTCATTTTTAGTTGAGTCAAATATAACGCTAGAGATAAAAAAAGCAACCGATACATCAGTAGATATCGAATTGCTTTTAACACCAATAACAACTTAATATGTAATCTTGTAAGTTAAGTTTTCCATCCTTGTGATTAGCTGGCTATCTATAGAGTCAGCGTCCTTTGACCAATAGTGACCAAAATAAACTATACCACTTTCAGTAAACGATTTTGTTTGATAAACACTATCACTAATAACTTTGCTATCAATCTTTAATGTTACATGACCAACACTAGGCAAGTGACCATGTGCAATAATTAATTCTATTGCATAGGTCTGGTTAACAGCTAGCTCTTTTTCACCTCGCAATACTTCAAGGCTGTGATTATGGTCAGCATCATAATAATCATCTAAATCAAAATAGCTTCTATCGAACTGCCAGCTATTCTCATATTGTTGTAACATTAATTTACCGCCAACATTTTTGAGTTTTAGCGTGGAGATTGGGTGGTTGCCGTTTGCATCATCAGGATCTATTCGCATCCAGTTCTGAAATACGATAACCCATTCAGGCGCAACGTCAGGATATTTTTCAACGGTGAAATTAAACTTATAACTTGTTATTCTGTCACGCACCCAAGCATCATCATCAGCTTGCACACCAACTTTGCGGCAGTATGAGTATAAACAACCATTGCGAGCAATATTAGTGTGAGTTGTAAAGCGCCAACTATTAAGTCCTAAATCTTCAATAATACCATTCATAGCTTTTTCTTCTGGTGCTATTGGTTGTTGGTGAAACTCTAGAGCTAGAGCGTTAAAACTTAAAAGCAGTATAAATAAATATTTCATTTTTATTATTCCTTTGGTTGATTTGGTTGCCAGATATCGCGCACAAGTCTGGCAGCTTGCGTTTAGGCTCTCACACCCTGCGCTAATTCTTTTAGCTTTCGTTTGTAAAGTCGTTCAATTTCTTTTAATTCAGCACAAGTATATCTTTTTACTTTATTTAACGTTAACACTAAATATTTATCTTGACCTATTCTCCCTATAAGTCTAGGGGTGTATTCTCCTATATTTCCTGATAAATGGTTATTGCACACTGAGCATTGTTTGTGACAGTTATCTTCATTAAATCGAATATCAGGTCGTGACTTGGTTGTCTTGTAGTGGCCTGCGTGCCATTGACCATGCCAATTATTATCCTTATTACAACTAATGCAACCAAGTGATTCGTCACGCTTTCGTATAAACGCGTTAAAAGCCGATTGAGCGCACTTTAATCTAAAAGGTTTATCATTGTCTTTTAATTCTTTCTTTTGCTTAACGTGCTTTGCTTTAGTGGCTTTCTTGCCTTTTTTGTACGCATATTTCGTACAGCACTCAATATCACAATATGAACCACCATTAACAGTCAGCATACTGATAGAGTCCTTATATTCTTTGCACTCTCGACATCTACGTTTTTTGTTCATCTTTAAGTTATCCAGATTAGTGATTACAGTTAATATTTTTTGCAATTGAACTCACCCACTTAACAGACATTGAGTGTAAATTTACTACACTACACCTTAAATGAATACTAGAACCGTTATTTCTATTGTTGCGAAGCTCACCACTATAAATATTATCTTTACAGTGAGCGCATTATTTAACTTTGTTGCTAGATGCTTTTATCATGCTTTCCATCCAAATATTTGTAGCAGGTCGATGTACCTATGTTCATTGATGCTGCTATTTTAATTACTGATTCGCCTTTTGATCTTCTTTCTTTAAGTTCTTCTACCAGCCTTTTTTTTAAGCTACGACGACCGAACTGCTGCCCTCTAGCTTTCGCTTTTGCTATACCTTCGGCTTGTCGTAACTTTAAGTTTGCTATTTCAAATTGATGTATAGATCCAAATATACCAAGCATTAGATAACTCATTGGGTTATCTTTACCTGCAAACTCCATATTCTCAGCGTGAAATTTAACCATTACATTTTTATCGGTTAACTCATGAACTATGTTTAACAAGTCCTTTAATGACCTTGATAATCTATCCATACTATGAATGTGCAGAGTATCACCTTCGCGCAGATAATCTATACACTCTTTTAGCTTTGGCCTTTCTCGGCTTTTACCACTTAGCTTTTCCTCGTAAACCTTATCTAACTCAATACCATCTAATTGACGATCTAGGTTTTGGTCTATAGAGCTTACCCTTACATATCCAACTTGCATACTCACCTCTACTTTTGTGTAAGTTTGTCTAACCGTTTCTTTCTACGAGCTAATTCACGTAAACGTTTCTTTTTCTTCTTGGCTTCGGCTTTACTGTCATAACCAAGTTCACGAACAGGAGGCAAAGCCTCAATAGCTTCTACCATCCTTGAACTCGCAGTTAGACCAATACCTAATATTGCAATATTCTTTTTCATATCAGCCTACTTTAAAGAAAGTGGTGAGTCGGAAGCCTTCTTAAAGGGTCTTACTCTATTTGCCCTATGACAACCGACTCACCAAAACCCTACTTTTGCGTAATTTGTTTGCGTTCTACTCTTCTAATAAAAAACCAAAACCTATTCCTTTGGAATGCTTTGTTCATTACTCACCTCCACATGTTCGATAGTATCACTTTTGACTAAGTCCTTGTTGATGTCAACGCACCAAGATTGTACAGACGAATGAGTCATTAAATCACCTTGCGACTCACCTGCATGTGAAACATTTAATTCAGTCATATTGTTCATTCCTACTTTTAAATGCATTCATCATCAGGGATTTGACAGTAAAGCTCGAAGTTTTCTTTTTCAAGCTCTGCCACCAACGGAAATATCTTTTTGTGTAAATCCTCAACACCATGATGTTGTCCATCACTAACTGCATCCCACCCTGCTTCATTTAAATTTTTCTTAAAATCTTCTAGTCTCATAATTCAAATCCTACTTTTGTGTAATTGTTGGTAATGTTTCTATCCAGCCAGTGACTTCTTTTAAGCTGCCGAACTCCATAAACATTTCAAAATTACATTCTCTGTCAGCGCACCAAACATCATCTTCGGTTCTTTCGGTAAAACTCAAATCCCAACCACTTGCATAACCTTCGGGTACAGGACAACCACGCTGATACTCAATGGATTCAGCCTCTATACCTTTTTCTTTTAGGAGTTTTTCTATTTTCTTTTTGCTCATAATCTTTCTCCGTCTGCTTTTATAGAGTTACTATTCGTGCGTAACCCTTACCATTACACTCGTTTAGTTGTTCAGCTAAAGATTGAGCGCTTTCTAAATCAAAATAAACATCGTTTGTAACATCATCATACAGAGTGAAAATCTCAGCTGACTCAGGCTGTTTGCAGTTAACAATTACTATATAAGACATAACTAATCCTCGCTAGTTGACTCTTTCATATACCAAAGAAAAGCACAGTAATTAGCTACGTCTAACGGGTCGCCTTTATCAATATGCTGCTGTAACTGCTTTCTGCATTCATCAGCCCAGTCATTATCTTTCCATCTATTATCATAGCCATATTTTAATTCAGACTTTCTTAACTTCTTAGCCATTGCAGAGGAAAATTGCCAAACGAGGTTTACAGTGTCCCTGTGTAGCTGGCTTGGTACGACAACTGATATCGTGCTCGTTTCTGTTCTTCTGAACGAATACCAATCAACTACATCATAATCACCAGTAATTACTTTCCAGGCATTGTGAATACGGTTAAGTAACCCCTCAATTTTCCAACCGTCAGGTCGAGCAGGTATCCAACCGCTAGTACCTGCGTCTTGGTGACCATCCCACTCTGTTAACTCTTGTGCTGTGAATTTCATTTTACTTTCCTTTTTCTATTTAAGTTTAACTGTGTGAAGTAAACCCGTAGGTCTACTTAAATAGATTAGTCATATCGACAATCAAACCCGTGGCTTTTGTCGTAAACCCCAAGCTTGTAGCCCTCAACGTATTCTCTGTCAGCGCTGGCTTTATCGTTTTTCGCCTGCCCATCAGAATAGCCTTTCCAATAACTTTCACTTCTTTGCATCGTTATTCCTTTTCTACTTTAAAATAAATTATAAATCGTCTATTCGTTTTTTATTGTCGCTGTATTGTTTGGCGGCATAACGAAGCGTGTTTACAATATGGTCAAATTCTAGAGAGCCATCTTTGTCCGATTCACTAACCATGTTCTCTAGCCATTCAATATCTTGCTCTACTACTTTATTGAATGCCGATGGTGTCATTTTTCCTGTCATCGTTATCTCTCCGTCTACTTTGATAGACTGATAAAATTCTTGTCACCTTCAACGGCTTTGGTAACTGCATATTCTTTTGCGCTACGACACCCATAAAGAGAGCCGCACCATGTACCAGTTATTTTACCTCCGCAACAGCATATGTCTTCATCAATGAATCTAAACCTCCACTGATAGTATTTTGTTTTCAGCCAAATAATCATGATTATCCACTCCTACTTTTCCGTTTAAGTACACTTAGTAAAATCAATAAGTTATATCAAAACGACCTATATAAACTCTGCTCTAGTTCGTTATGAATAATACTAGACGTTAATATAATTAAAATCAAGTATTATTTATTAAATAATCAAAACCAAGCAATTACTTGATTAATCACATTAGTATCTGTTGCTCTATCAAAAACCCTATCAAGTGCAGACTGTGTTATCTTCTTGTAATAAATACCTCTTTCTTCTGGAGGCATATTCTCATAACTAATTGAGTCAGCTACAAGCTCAAACGAATCACCATCACGACTAAAGACTTGCGTGTAATAGCCAGATATAACTGTAAGCTTACGCCTAACATAATCAATTTGCTGTTTGCTTGGTTCAGAATCACCATAATAATATTGAGTGCAAAACTTAAAGAACCCGAATATTTTAGAGTGCAACCTGTAGTTTTGATTCAGCTTAATGTCACAAGTGTAGAATTCACCTACCTTCAATTTAGATAGCTTTTCTTTCTCTAAATCATCGGTAGGCCATAGCGCCTTATTTGATGTAACTATTAAATTAACTTTCATGATGTCGCAATCCATAGAGACATAGAAATAACTAAGCACAATAAGAATCCGTTTTCACGCCTAGAGCTTTTATTGTAACTAGTCAATAATTTGACATCATGCTCTAAGCGTTTATTTCTTTCTCTTATTGTCGTTAGTTGGTCGCCATAATAATTTAACATTTCCTCATCTTCTTTATTCAAAATCAACTCCAGAATATACTTGTTAAACAGTCACCAATAACAGCGGCAATAATAATAGAAATTAAAAACAATATAATACAAATTGTAAAATTACGCTCTTTCATATCAGCACCATAAAAATTATAATTAAAATCGAAGCCACTAACCAACAAGTAAACTCCTTTCTGCGCTCCTTAACGCCATCAAATTTTCTTTTCATTTCCACTTCCCTATAGCAACATCGCCAGCAGTTCGTAATCTATATTCATAAACTCGAGACACACCAACATTAGCAATATGATGTTTGAGTATTAGTTTATTTTTATACATCCAATCGGTTACTTTCTTAACTGTGTCCTTACTTAAATCAGTCGCAACAACTAAAGCGGCTCTGGTTAGTATTTCACCGTCTTTTAACGCATCTTCAACCTTGCTTATGGTTGATTCTTTCGGGATGCGATACTCTTTTCTCTCGCCCGGCTTCTTAATTTTATTTCTTTTAATTAAGCATTTTGGCTTTGATTGCATCACCTTTAAGCTTTCAAGAGTTATCATTTTACAACTCCTTTAACTAAGCTTATGTGCATACTATTTGCTTTATTCCTAACTCTTGTTGCTGGGCTTACACCCATCATTTCAGCGACTTCTTTAAAGTCATACCCTTTATTGTGGTAGCTAAACAGTTCTTTTTTCTGCTCTAGTGTCCACTCTTTTAATCCGCGTGGTTTTTGGTGTACGTTTAATTGTTTATGCATTACACTCGACTCCATCTTCTGTTAAAACCATATTTCCAATAGCTCCACAAATAAAAACCTCAAATAGTTGGAAGGTGATACTTACACCAGTAAGCCACACCTCACCTTCAATAACCTGTATTATTTGTGGTAATGATAGCGGTTCAAAGTGGCCAAGAAAGTCTATATTATCCCTTGGTTGATATACGTAAAAACCATTGTCAATGGTTACCTCTTCTTCTCTTTCATTGTCATAGTGCATTATTTATGTCCTTTGTAAATTTCTTCTGCTCTTTCTCTAATGCTGCTATCTATCCAATCTTTAAACCTAGATAAATAACTGTTCGGGTAATCCATTTCTTTTTCTGTTGCTGGAAGTACTGGCCATCCCATCATTTGATTACGCTTTTCCTTCCACTGCCTGACATTCCAGTAAATCATCTCACCATACTTTTTAAGATACGGCTGAAACTCTTTAACAGCTTCTGTGATGCAAGTAGCATTAAATCCATGCTCTCTGTAATGATAGCCACAAGTTACAGTTTCAGCTTTAATCGTAGTTGGTAACGGACAGCCAGAGTGTGAGCATTTAGGCCACTCACTAGCCGCAGCGTAATCCTTTGCTTTATCACTTCGACCTTTACCAGTCTTTACACCAGCAACAAGCTCATTCATGTTTTTAGCCATTATTCGCGATCCCAATTTTCTTGATTAAGATAAGTTACCAAGTGCTGCTCTTTAACACCTATCTCATGTTGGCGTTTCAATATGTCATCTATAAGCATTTGAGTAAAATCCTCGCAACCATCTTCGGTAGAGCCAGCAGCTAATAGTTTAAATTTAGCGTATGCGTTCTTTTTAGAGCCTTTCTTGCCTTTTATATCCCATAGCATAGAAAATCTATCATCCATGTTTTTAGGGTACGTCTTGGCTTTTGAGCGCGGCACTTTACTGACTGGAGCTTTCTTGCTTCTTAAATGAGTTAATAAATCATCCATCCAGTGACTCTTATTTCTATGCCTAGCCTTAAACTCTTGCTCAACATAAGCTATGTTTTCAGCGCAAAGACTAAAGCTTAACGGTTTTTGTGTTTTCTTCATAATCATTGTTAACCTGTTGTTTTAATATCTATTGCAAATATTATAATAATTATATTGACGTGTAAAGTTTTTTGTGTAATTATTATTTCAACTTAAACGGTAAACCAACAAAAGAGAGTAAAAATGAAAACAAATATTACTGAAATTGAAATAAACGGTGAAAAATATATTAAAAAGTCTGACGTTAGTGAGATAGAGAAGCCATCAGGAGACTATGTTGTAGTGAGAACTTATAGCGCTGGTGTTCATGCTGGCTATTTAAAATCACGCGACGGTAAAGAGGTTGTACTAACAAATACTAGGCGCTTATGGTATTGGAAAGGCGCTGCATCATTATCTCAGCTTGCTGGTGTTGGTACGTCAAATATTGATGCGTGTAAGTTCCCTGCTGCAATATCAGAAATAACATTACTTGAGGCGATAGAGATTATACCTTGTACTGACAAGGCTAAGTCTCTTATTGAGAGTGCTAAAGAATGGAAAGAGTAATCACAGATAAAGATAAAAAAGGCTATGGCTATGGCTCTGGCGATGGCTCTGGCGATGGCTCTGGCTATGGCTATGGCTATGGC